ATGAGACTCCGCATCCTCGAACTGCCCATGCTGCACGTAGGCAACTACAGCGGCACGCCCTTCGCCCTCGTGTTCGACCAGTGCACACAGGACGACGCCACCGCAATCGCAGCCACACGCGGCAGCCTCAAGGCCAGCACAGGCGCCCAAGCCGTACTCGCCTTCGAGAGCACTGTCGACCTGGACTAAGGACACGACAAATTGAGCGTGCTGAAGCTCTTCAACCGCCAGCCCAAACCCGAACCAATCCAGGTATCACGGCAGCTCACCCGCCCCGGCAAAGCCGACACAATGGCGGACTGGCGAGCAATCCTCGCCGAATGCGCCGACCTCCCCGACGACGCAACGATCGATCTGAAGCGCTGGTGGTCCACCAAAACCCCCGAGCGCACACGGATCACCATCGACGCCTCTTACATCCCCTGATGTTCCACCCGCTCAACACCCGCATCAAACCTCGCCGATGACTTGGTCCACCGACCCTGACCGATACCGCGGCATCCCGCAAACACAAGCCGACAGTATCCGCCGGCGAGACCACCACACCTGCCAGAAATGCGGCAACCCCGGCCACGAAGTCGACCACATCCTCAACGTCAAGGCCGACGGTACCGATGACGACGACAACCTCCAGGTGTTGTGCAAGGACTGTCACGACGCCAAGACCCAAACCGAGGCAGCCGCAGGCCGCATCCGGCACAACCGGCGACGCCCAACCAAGCCCCACCCCGGCCTCAGAGCCACCGGGGCTACCACCCCCCTCCCCCCCCCGGGAGTCGGGCGGTCGGCATAGGGCCTGCCTCTCTGTACGGGTTCCCAGGTCACGGGCAGCGCCGGGCATCTGCCCTCAATATCGCCCTGACCTGGGGTTTCCCCATCTCTTGCGGTGTCGGGCTCCCGTTCGAGCTGCCCTCACCGAGGAGGTGACCCCTGATGCCTGGTCCTGCACCGAAGCGCAATGCGCGCCGCCGGAACGCTCGCCCGGATTGGCGGCTGTTGCCTGCCGAAGGGCGGAGTGGGCCGCTGCCTGAGTGGCCCTTGGATGACACGACTCCAGTGGAGCGGGGCATCTGGGATGAGTTGTGGGCGAGCCCGCAGGCCGTGGCGTGGGAATCGCTGGGGTGGTTCCGCACAGTGGCTCGATACGCGCAGGTGTTGTTGGTGTGCGAGGACCCGGAGACAGCAACGGCGTCGATGCTGGCTGAAGCACGGCAGTTGGAGGACCGGCTTGGTTTGTCTCCGATGGCGATGCGCCGGTTGCAGTGGGAGATCGCTGAAGCACCGGGGACATCTGGGCGCGATGCGCAGGTGAGCGCTGTTGTCGACTATCGAAACCTCTGAGCTTCCGCCAGGGTATCGGCTCGATCCGCAGACTGGGGCATGGATTTCGATCCCGTGGCCCACGGATCCGGACGAGAAGGCAGCGCTGATTGCGTCGTCTCTTGGCCCGGCGCTGATCGACTGGGCTGAGTGGCGCACCGACGAACCGGGGCTGGTCGATTACCTGACCGGTGAGCCGTGGCGGTTCACAGATGGGCAGAAGCGATTTCTGATCCTGTACTACGCCTACACCGAGCGCGGTCGTTGGCGGTATCGGTCGGCGGTCAAGCGCGGCGCGAAGGGCACGGGCAAGGACCCGTTCGGGGCATCGATGTGCAACATCGAGCTTGTTGGCCCGTCTCAACTTGTGTGGGACGAAGAGACCCGCAGTTGGACCGGCCAGCGGCACATGTTGCCGTTGGTGCAGATCGCGTCGAACTCTGAAGCGCAGTCGAAAGACATGCTGCGGGTCGCCAACGCGATGTGGAATGCGGAAGCTCGCGACTACTACGGCATCGACTGTGGCGAGACGCGGACGATCCTGAAGGACGGTGGGCGCCAGGAGGTTTTGACGGCGTCGGAGAAGTCCAGTGAGGGCGATCCGGCGACGTTCATCGCCTTGAACGAGTCGCACCACATGACCGAGTCGTCTGGGGGCCACAAGGTGGCTGAGGTGGCGCGGCGCAACGTTGCGAAGTCGCCGGCGGCATTGCAGGCGCGGGTGTGTGAGTTCACAAACGCCCATCAAGAGGGCATGGATTCGGTCGCTGAGCGTTCTTACGAGGCTTGGCAGAACCAAGTTTCGGGCCGAGTGCCCAAGATCGACATCCTGTATGACTCGATCGAGGCTGACCCGGCTACGGATCTCGCGGATGCAGACCAGCTCATGCGGGGCCTTCGCCAGGCGTATCAGGACGCCCCGTGGTCGGACCTCGAACGGTTGGCGGACGAGATCCTGACCGACACCCGCACTACCGAGGCGGACGCGATCCGCTATTACCTCAACGGCCTTGCTGCTGCTCAGGATGCGTGGATCGATCCGCGGTGCTTCGACGCGTTGGCGCGACCGGATGAGGTTGTGGCAGACGGCGAACGCATCACGATGTTCCTCGACTGCTCGAAGTCCGAGGACGCGACTGGCTTGGTCGGTGTGCGCCTCTCGGACGGGCACACAATCACGCTCGGCATGTGGCAGCGACCGCATGGTGACCGCGGCAAGGGTTGGCTCGCGCCCCGCGAAGAAGTCGACGCGGCCGTTCGGGCTGCGTTCGACCGTTACCGAGTCGTGTGGTTCGGTGTCGACCCCTCGCCGGCAACCGATGATGACGACGAGGGGCTGTATTGGCTGACGATGATCGACGCCTGGCACCGGGACTTCCGAAACAAGCTCGTTCTGTGGGCGACGCCCGGCGCTCAGGGCCATTCGGTCAAGTTCGACATGCGTATGTCACAGCGCGGCGCGGCTGACCGCAACAAGGCGTTCACGGAGCAAGCCGAACTCACTGCGCGGGCGATAGATGAAGACGGCTCGCTGACCCATGACGGAGATGCGCGGCTGCGTAAGCACGCCCATGCGGCGAAGCGCCGCCCGAACCAGTGGGGCATCAGCCTCGGCAAGCAGTCGAGAGACAGCAAGAAAAAAGTCGACCTCGCGGTGTGCCTGGTCGGTGCCCAGTTGGGGCGTCGGCTCGTCTTGAACTCCGGGAAGGTGAATTTGAGCCGCGGAAGCGGAAAGGTGGTGATCATGTGACCGGTGAGGCAGCATTTGCCGACCTTCCACAGGTCCCTGATCTAGACCATCAGGAACAGAACACACTCGACTGCCTGATCAGGCAGTTCCGTGCGAAGTGGCCGCGCAATGAACTGCGGGCACGCTATTACGACGGCAAGAACGTCCTCAAGGACTTCGGGATTTCGATTCCGCCGCAGCTGCGAAGCGTTGAAACGGTGGTCGGTTGGCCTGCGAAGGCTGTCGACTCGCTGTCTCGTCGGTGCCGCCTCGATGGGTTCGTTATCCCGGATGGCGACGCTGACAGTCTCGGTATCACGGAGATGTGGTCAGCAAACCGAATGGACATCGAGGCGCCGCAGGCGCAGACCTCGGCGTTTCTGCATTCGGTGGCGTTCATTGCTACGACCTTGGGTGATGTGGCTTCCGGGGAGCCGGAAATTTTGATGACTGCGCGGTCGGCGCTGTCGGGTACCGGGATCTGGGATCCGCGGCGGCGACGGCTGTCGTCAGCGCTATCGATCATCGCGTATGACGAATCGACCGCACACGATCGGATGATCACGGAGTTGGTCGTCTACCTGCCGGATCGGGTCCTGACTTTGACTCGGGACAGTAAGGGCAAGTGGACGGTCGACCGGCGCAAGCACACCCTTGGCCGTGTTCCGGTGGAAGCGTTGGTTTACCGGCCGCGGCTCGATCGGCCGTTCGGGTCGTCGCGGATCACCCGTGCAGTCATGTCGATCACCGACGAGGCCGTGCGCACTGTTCTTCGTACCGAGGTGTCGGCAGAGTTCTACAGCTCGCCGCAGCGGTACATGCTCGGCGCCGATCCCGACGCCTTCGTTGATGCCCAGGGCGCTGTACGCACTGGCTGGGAAGCGATCCTCGGCCGGATGCTGGCGATCGCACGCGATGACGAAGGCAACGTCCCCACGGTCGGCACCTTCCCCCAGATGTCGATGCAGCCACACATTGAGCACATGCGGTCGGTGGCAACCCGCTTCGCGGGTGAAACCAATCTGACTGTCGGTTCGCTCGGTGTTGTGCAGGACAATCCATCGTCGGCGGAAGCGATCTACGCGGCGAAGGAAGAGTTGATCACCGAGGCTGAAGCCGCGGGTGAGGTCTTCGGCACCGCCTGGTGCAACGCCATCAGAACCGGCCTGATGATGCGCGAGAAGCGCACGGAAATGCCGGCGGAATGGGCGAAGCTGCGAGCGAAACTCCGGGATCCGGCGACGCCGTCGCGGTCGGCTGCGGCAGACGCGGTGATGAAGACGGTGAGTGCGTTCCCGTGGATGGCAGAGTCGCAGGTTGCGCTTGAGCAGTTGGGTTGGGACCAGACGACGATCGATCGTGCGATGGCCGACAAGCGGCGAGCCAGTGTCGGTGCATTGACGCAGCGTCTGGCTGCCGCCCGTCAGGCCACGCCGACTGCGCCAGCAGCGCCGACTGGTCAGACGCCGGCGGCACCTGAGCAAGAGCAAGCGGCGTGACGACAACTACCGCTGAGCGGTCGGAACTCCTTGAGGAACTGAACCGGCTGGCTGTTGTCGACATCAACGAACTGTGGCGGGAGCTGTCCGGACTCGAATCCTCCGAGTTCCGGAACATCCTGGTCCAAGCCTTCCCCGAACTGCTGGAGCCGTACTCGGTTGCCGCCGCGGAACTAGGCGCCGAGTGGTATGCCGAGTCCGCACCTGACCTGCCGTATCAGCCGCAATCGTTCCTACCCTCCAGCGAGGGCCTGGCATCCTCGGCGTCTTGGGCGCTGGCTGCACACGGCGAGGAAGCGCTGTCGCGTCTCGGTGGTGCAGCGCAGCGGTCGATTTGGAACGCAAACCGGGACACGATCATCGGTAACTCTGACCGTGAGCCCGGAGCGACGTGGGCACGCGTTGCCCGTCCTGGGGCGTGTGCGTTTTGCGCGATGCTCGCCACCCGTGGCGCGGTCTACACCAGCCGTGAGGCAGCGTTGAAGGTCGTCGGTCGCGGCAAAGAGATGTCGCTGACGGACCGCCGGATCCGCGCCGCCGGAGGCGACCGCCGTCAGGGCGGCCAGTTCGCCGCAGGCGGTACCCGCACCCGCGGCACCGGACAACTCGGCCACAAATACCACGACCATTGCAGCTGCCAGGCCAAAGAGGTGCGGCCTGGCGAGGTCTATCTCCCGCCTGACTACGTGCAGGAGTGGGAAGACGCCTACATCAAGGCGACCCGTGAGACACCGGGCGTCGGCAAGTACGGCGCTATCGACACAGACGCAGTGTTGGCCCATATGCGCGCCAGCCTCGGCGTCCACTGACTTCCGCACGGCGCGATGCCGGACGCGGATTCCCCCGCGATGGAGGAGCAACCCCTATGAATTCCACGACTCTGCCTGTGCATCCGATATTCGGTCCCGCTCTCGGATTGCGCCGCAACGGCGCACCGATCTGGGCCATCCGCGGCGCTTCCCCGGAGGGCGACCCTCCTGAGAACGACCCGGTGACGCCCGATGCGCCAGCGACCGACCCGAAGACCCCGGATGCGACCGAGGACACCCTCGGTGATGCGGGCAAGAAGGCCCTTGCCGCTGAACGTGCTGCCAAGCGCGCACTGTCCAAGGAGCGCGACGAACTGGCCGCGAAGGTCAAGCAGTTCGAGGACCGCGACAAGTCCGATTCGGAGAAGCAAGCGGACCGTATCGCTTCTCTTGAGAAGGATGCAGCGGACGCGAAAGTTCTTGCGCTCAGGTACAAGTACGCCGCCAAGCATCAGATCTCCGACGAAGACGCCGAGCTGTTTTTGGTCGGCACCGATGAGGAGACCATCGCCAAGCAGGCGCAGCGACTGGCCGAACGTGGATCGGCATCAGCGCCTCAGCCCGGCACCTACGTGCCCGGCGAAGGACGCACCCCGGCTACCCCCAACCTCGACGAGCAGATTGCCGAGGCTCAGAAGAACCGGGACTTCACTCGCGCGATCGCGCTGAAGCAGCAGCGGTCCGCACAGCAACGTCAGACCCGTTAGGAGGCTGCCCCATGTCCGGAGTGACTGGAATCGGCACCACTTTCAATCTTCCCAATTACCACGGTGAGCTGTTCGCGCTCACACCTGCTGATACCCCGCTGCTGTCTGCGGCTGGCGGCATCGGTGGCGGTCAGCAGACCGACTCGACCGCGTTCGAATGGCAGACCTACGACCTGCGTGATGCGGCGTCGCGGCCCCGGCTGGAGGGTGCGGACGCGCCCACCGCTGAAGAGCGGGTCCGGGCCAACGTCGAGAACGTTGTCCAGATCTTCCACGAAGCTGTCGCCACCTCGTACACAAAGCAGGCCGCGACCGGGCAGTACAGCACCCCGACGTCGGCGCCGTTCATCTCCGCTTCCGGCGTTCCGAATCCGGTCGGCAATGAGCACGCCTGGCAGATCATGCAGTCGCTGAAGCAGATTGCCCGCGATGTGAACTTCACCTTCTGGCACGGAACCAAGGTCAAGCCGACCGACAATTCGACCGCCCGGCAGACCGCCGGCCTGCTGTCGGTCATGTCCAGCAACACCCAGGTTGCGGGCGCTGCGAAGCGGACTGGCGCGACCTCGGCGACGGACACCATCACCGTTACCCATTCGCTGGTGGTCGATGACAAGGTCGTGTTCACCTCGGTCGGTGCCTCGACCACGATCGTCCCGCATCGCGCCTACTGGGTGGTGCAGAACTCGACCACGGCATCGTTCAAGGTGTCCGCCACCAAGGGTGGTACTCCGATCACGGTCGGAACCGCCACCGGCATCGACTTCTACGAGGCCAAGGCCGCGCAGGTCGTGACCCCCGATGTGATCGGCAATCTGCTTCAGTCGGTGTTCGACAACGGCGGCATCACCGAGCAGGGCACCGCGACCTTGTTCGTGCCGTCGGGCCAGAAGCGGGCCATCTCCAAGGCATACGCGACCGCCTACAGCTCGACCGCAGGCATCATGGGCGGCACCCGCAATGTCGGCGGCGTCTCGATGGACACCATCGTGACCGACTTCGGCACGCTGAACATCGTGGTCGACCGGGTGTTGCCCGCTGACGCGATCGCGGTCGTCTCGCTGGAGCAGATCGACCCCGTCTTCCTGAACGTGCCCAACAAGGGCGTCCTGTTCGAGGAGGAGCTTGCGAAGACCGGTGCCGCGGACCGGACCCAGATCTACGGCGAGATCGGCCTGAAGTACGGCAACCAGGCTGCGCACGGCGTGGTCCGGGGCCTGTTCGCCTGACGGGGTAGGGGGACGATTCGAATGGCATGGGCGACTGCACAGAACGTGCGTGACCGGTGGATCGGCCCGTTCCCTACCGGCGTCTCGGACGCGCAAATCGACACGCTGATTGCGGATGTTGAGGACAGCATCCTCGGCGAGTTCCGCGACATACAGCAGCGGATCGACGACTACGACACCCCACCGGACCCACCGAATCCGCGGGCCATCCCCCTCGCTCGCGTGGTGAAGGTGGTGTGCCGAGTCGTCATCAGGCACCTTCGAAATCCGGAGGGTATGCGGTCTAGGACCATGGCCGCTGGCCAGTATTCGACCGCGAATACCTACGGCGGTGACGATCCGGGCTCGCTGTATCTCAGCGACGAAGACCGCGACGAGCTGACCGGAAACGGCAACCTCGGCCGAGGTCAGAAGGCGTTCACGGTCGACACGATCCCGGTGTCGTCATGACTTTCCCGACGCCCTACGAAGTGGGGCTGCATGTCTACAGCGAGACCGCAAGAGACGGCCACGGCAACCCGGTGGCGGTGTACACGCCGCCGCTGGATGAGCCGGGCACACCGTACGCGGTGATTGGTTGGGCCATCACCGGCACCGACGAACCCGCGCTAGACGGTCACGATCGCGAGATCACTTCGGTCGAACTGCTCACACCGCCTGGGTTTCCGGCTGTGGCACGCGACGTGATCGATCTGCCCGCCGATCCAGCAGGCCAGTTCGAAATCGTCGGCGCGGTCAAAACTTCTGGACCCGCCAATCCGTTCGGCTGGAATCCCGGCGGAGTGCTGAACCTAGAACGAGTGGAGGGCTGATGGCCGTACGTGTGCGCTGGAACAGGCAGGCGCTCTATGAGCTTCGGAAAGCGCCTGGCGTGGTAGCAGATGAGCAAGAGCGCACGCGCCGCATCAAGGAAGCGGCTGGTGAGGGCTTCGAGACGTCCAGCATGCAGGGCGAGAAGCATCCACAGGGCCGCTGGCGTTCCACCGTGATCACTGCCACGTTGGACGCGATGCGCCGGAATGCGCGCGAACACACGCTGATCCAGGCGTTGGACGCGGGCCGCGGCTGATGACCGAGCTATTCGCGTTCCCAGACATCGAGGCGGAGTTGGTTGGCTGGCTGACCGCTCTGCTGGCTGAGATGGATGACAGCGCAGTGGTCGGCACGAAGGTCCCAAATCCCCTGCCACAGAGGCTGGTGCGGCTTGTCCGTGCTGGCGGTGCGCAACGGAACTTGGTCACTGACGCTCCGCGCGTGGTGTTCGAATGCTGGGATGGCGACGAGGTCGCCGCAGCTCAGCTTGCGCGGACCGTACGGGCTTTGCTGTGGGCCGCAGCACCAGGACGCATCGGCGCAATCTGGTGCAACAAGATCGTCGACGCCGGATTGGTGCCATCCCCCGATCCCGACACCGGAACTCCCCGCTACCTGATCACAGCAGAACTCCACGTCAGCGGCGTACCACTCTGAATCCTCTCTGACGCAACAAAACTCAATACCTCTCCCAGGGCCTGCGCAAATCCCAAGGGAGTACATCATGGCTCTGCCATCCACTCTGAAGATCGGCGCGGGCACCCCGAACCTGGTCACCGGCGGCGTGTTGGCCGCCCCCCTGGGCACCGCTCTGCCCACCAATGAAACAACCGCCCTCAACGCCGCGTTCAAGGCCCTCGGCTACGTGAGCGAAGACGGTCTTGAACCGCAGGGTGAGCGCACTGTGAACACGGTCAAGGACTGGTCGACCAACGTGATCGCCCAGTTGCAGACCGAGCACAGTTCCCGGTTCAGCCTGACGCTGCTCGCCGGCTGGGACTCCGATGTCCTGACCGAGTTGTACGGCGCTAGCAATGTCACCGTCACCGCGGCGACCAGCTCGTCCGGCACGAAGATCAAGGTCACCGAGAACGGCGCGGTCCTTCCGTTCCGCTCGTGGATCTTCGACATGGCCCAGGACGCGAAGAAGCTTCGGCTTGTTCTGCCGAATGCCAAGATCACCGAAGCCAGCGAGCGGCCGTTCGTAGCTGGTGACCTCACCGGCTACCAGATCACCGTCGAGGCGTTCCCGGACGCCACGGGCGTGAAGGTGATCCGGTACTACGACGACGGCGTCTTCTCGGCCTGACCCCGACTCCGGCGGCGGGCTTTCTTCCTATTCGCGCAGGCCCGGCCCGCCGCCGGCCCTTCTTTCGGGTCCCTCTGCGGCCTGCGCATTCTTCACCTACTCAAAGGGACTGCAACGATATGGCGACTCGCCGCAAGAACACCGCCCGGAATTCCGGAAAGGTCAAGGACAATTTCGTTCACCCGGTCACTATCGACGGGGACGGCAACGAAACTGTCGATGTTGTCCTGCCGTCGTTGACGTATATCAAGCCGGGAATTTCACGTCGCGTGCGTGGCATGAGCAATCGTGATGCGATGTGGTTCGTGATCGAGCAGTCCGCGAGCGCTGCGGCGCTGGACGCCATCGACGAAATGGACCCCGACGATTTCGAAGACATGCTCGACGCTTGGTGCGTCCATTCCGGGATCACGCTGGGGGAATCCTAAGCCTCGACGCACTGATCGAGGCACATCCACACGCAATTGAATCCGATTTGATCGATCGAGGTCTGCGGCTGCGCGACCTCGGCACCGATCAACTTTCATGGGGCGATCTTCGTGCCATTGTGCAGTGCGCTCGCCCGGAATCCGCCCTGGTACGGGCGACTCGCCCCACCGAATGGCAGTGGGGACTGACTGAGCATCTGCTAGCCGACATTGCTGATTCTCTGCGCTGGCTCCGCTGGTCGAAGACCAAGGCGGCACAGTCACGTTCGGCACAACCTCCCCAACCAATTCAACGCCCCGGCCTAACCGATGACCGGGAAAAGTACGGCACCCAGCCGATGACGGTCACCGAAATGGACAAGTTCCTCGGATGGAAAGGGGGTGAATAGTGGCTAACGCTATCGAACTCGCCACCGCATACGTAACCATCGTTCCCGACACGTCCCGAATCGGCCCTCTGGTCAATAGAGCGCTGCAACAGACCGGCGCTCAGGCAGGCCGGACCGGCGGTCAGAGTATGGGCTCCGGGCTCGGGGAAGGTCTACGCGGCCTCGGCGGCAAAGCCGGTCCGATCGGTGCCGCCCTGGCAGCTGCGGCCTCCGTCGCGGGGATCAGTGCGGGCGCGATCCTGGCGAAGTCGATCGCCGCCGGCATGGAGAACGAGCGGCAGACCGACCTTGTGCAAGCGCGCCTCGGTGTCGACGAAGCGACGATGCGGAAGATCGGCACGGCCGCAGGTAATGCGTACGGCAACGTGTTCGGCGAAAGTATCGCCAGCAACATGGACACGGCTCGCCGCGCTATCCAGTCCGGCTTGCTGGATCCCAACGCGACCGCGCAGGACACCCAAAGGGTCATTGAACAGCTCACCGGAATTTCCGACCTCATGGGTGAGGAGATCCCGGCAGTGTCCCGTGCGGCGGGACAGGCCATCAAGACCGGCCTCGCTGGCAACGCGGTCGAGGCATTCGACTTGTTCGCCGCCGCAGAAAAGAACGGCCTGAACGTCAGCGAAGACTTCCTGGACACGGTGACGGAATACGGCACCCAGTTTAGGAAACTCGGCCTGTCGGGGCCGGAAGCGATCGGCCTGATCAACCAGGCGGTGAAGGGCGGCGCCCGAGACGTCGACGTTGCGGCTGACGCCATCAAGGAATTCAGCATCCGCGTCGTCGACGGATCGAAGTCGACCACCGAGGCATTCCAGACGCTCGGTTTCGATGCCGATGACCTCGCAGCAAAGTTCGCGGCAGGCGGTTCGACGGCTCGGAGCGCGGTCGGTGACTTGCTCGGCGAAGTCCGCAAGATCGAGGATCCGGTCAAGCGTAACCAGATCTCGTTGGCGCTGTTCGGGACCCAGTTCGAGGACCTGGGCGACGCGCTGAACAACTTCAACCTGGATACGGCTGCCGGCAGCCTGGGCAAGGTTGCCGGCGCGGCACAAGACGCGCTCGGCACGATGGGCGATAACGCCGCGACTTCTCTGGAGGGCGCGAAACGGTCAATCGAAGTGTCGATGACCGGAGTGCAGAACGCGCTTGCGCAGGCGTTCGGTCCATCGCTTGAGAAGGTGGGCAACTGGGTCAAGACCCACCAGCCGGAGATCACCGGGTTCTTCATCAAGCTCGCCGATGCCACCTTCGTCACGCTTGATGCGCTGCTGGCGTTCTCGTCAGGCAGCCTGCGGGCGTTCGCGACGTTCGCCGAGGGCATCGGTGGCCCTTTGCAGAGCGTCCTTCAGCCGCTGGGTCTGCTTACCACCGCGTTCGGCAAGCTCACAGGCAACAAGGATGCCGAGGAGATCGGCAACTCGCTCCGCAACTTCGAATCCACCTTGACCGGCGCAGCCGACAAGGCACGCTCGCTGGCGGACACGATCGATGAACGCGGCCGTCCAGCCATCGCGGGCATGCGTCAATCGTTCCTCGACTCTGCCGAGGCCGCTCGGGCGTCGCAGGAGATTTACCGCGCGGTCGGGGAAACGGTGCAAGCCATCCCAGGTGAGCATTCGATCCTGTTGCACGACAACACTCCTGAGGCCACTGCACGTTTGGAAGCGCTCGGGTTGAAGGTGACGACGCTGCCTGACGGACAGGTGGAAGTCACCGCTCTCACCGAAGCCGGGCAGCGGATCATCGACGGATTCATCCAGCAGAACACCGGCCGCAAGGTGCCGCTGACTGCTGAGCTGACCACCGAGATCAACCAGAACGTCAGCAACATCGAATCTCGGTGGACTCGCCGTGATGGCGGCATCGTCATCCCTGGGCGTGCGTTCGGTGGCATCGCGCCCAGTCGTCCAGGTTTGTTCCGTGGCATCGGTGGCCCGCGCGATGACGCGAACCTCCTCGCGATCTCCGATACCGAGTTCATCGTCAACGCGAAGGCGACGGCGCGGCATCTGCCGCTGCTGAACGCCATCAACGCTGGACTCGACCCGCTCCAGTTCATGATGGGCATGGTCCGCGGCGGCGCGCGCCTGTGGCACGGCGACTACGACGGCAGTCTCAGCCGTATCGGCATCGACGAAGATCATCCGCTGGTCGCGGCTGCTCTCGGTATCCGAAACTTGCTGTACAAGGGCGACTATGACGGCAACCTCGCCGCGGTCGGCATCGACGAGGACAACCCGCTCATCTCGGCGGCGTTGGGCCTGCGATCGCTGGCACACGGCGACTACGACGGGCGCCTTGCCGAATTCGGCATCGAGGAAGACAACCCTCTAGTTTCGGCAGGTCTCGGCGCCGGTGCGCTGCTGCGCGGCGACTACAACAGCGAGCTGCGCCGCTTCGGGATCGAAGAAGACAACCCCCTTGTCGACGCCGGCATCGGTCTCGGCGGGCTGATGCGCGGCGACTACCTCGCCAACTTGCGGCGCTTCGGTCTCGAAGAAGACGACCCGCTGATCGATGCGGCGTTGAACACGCGCAAGTGGCTGGCGTCTCTGCCCGGCTTCGCCGATGGCGGACTGGCGAGCAAGCGTGCGGTGGGCTACGTCCGCTCCCACGCTGGCGAGCCCTACCAGTATGGGGCGCTGGACTGCTCGGGAATCCTGTCCGGTGTCTACAACCAGTTGACGGGCAAGAACGTCAGGTTCACCACCGACAGCGACTTCTCGCAGTTCGGATTCGTCCGCGGATACGACCCCAACGGGTTCTCGATCGGCACCAACGGCGGTGTCGGCGTCAACGGCCACATGGCTGGCACGTTGCTGGGCACCAATGTGGAATCCGACGCCACCAACGGCATTCAGTTCGGGGGCAGCGCTGACGGAGCAACCGCATTCAAGGACGTGTGGCACCTGCCTCGCGACCTGTGGTCACCTCCTGAAACAGACGATCCGAGCACCAAGTCCGGCGGTGTTGGCGGGCTTGGCAGCGGCACTGGCCGAACTGGGCTCGGCGGCAGTGGTGCTGGCGGCCCTACTGGAAGCGGTTCAGGGCTGGGCGGATCTAGCGGTAACGGCAACGGAACCAACTCGTTCGCTGGCGCGACTCCCGTAGCCGTCGTGAACTGGCCCTCCAGTTTCGGCATCCCCAACGGGGCGGGGACCCAGTCGCCACAGGTAACCGACTTCGGCCCGGATGTGCCGATGTCGACGGCTCCCTTCGAGGCGCCACCGACTGATCAAGCTGCACCAGCACAGCAACAGCATCCGTTCCAAGGGTTGCCGATGACTGGTGACCTGTTCAACGGACCCGCGCCCTGGTATTTGGCCGCAACCCCAGAGCAGGCGCTTGCCAACCTCGGCACCCAAGCCGCAGGTCTGGCGCAGAAGACCGGTCAAGGGTTCGTCGACTACTTCCAAAACAATTGGAAGGAGATGCTCAACTCGGGGCTGGCTATCGCCGGCATGGGGGCGACTGGCGGCGGGGGCGGCAACACCACCTACAACATCTCGGGCACTGACCCGATGGGTGCGGCGCGAGCCGTCGAACGCGTCCATCGACGCCAAACCATGGTCGCGCAGCGTGCAGGGGGGTTCGGTCGATGACGCTCCTCTTGCCCGAGTCGACGAAGATCGTGATCTGGAACGTCGACGCGCGTCCCTGGCATGTGCATGGGCTCGGCGCTGGCCGTGAAGGGGTCACCCTGATCGGCCAGACCGGGCACATGTTCGCGCCCGTCTCCCTGCTGGTATCCGAAGGTGCGCGCCAAGACGGCGCAACCTTCCTGCGCAGCGTGCGCCACAAGAAAGAAATGGACCTTCTGGTCTTCATCCGGGGGCGCACGGTCCGCGATTTCCAAGCTATCCATGACGCCTGGTTCCGGGGCTGGTCCACCGATCGGCCGTGCACCATCGGCACCTTCACCCATCACCAGGGCTGGCGCTATCAACAGGTTCAGCTCGATAGTGCACCGGAACCTCAGGGCGACGTCGACCCCGCGAAGAACGCCGCCATCACCTTCCAGATGTCAGTCACGGCAATGGATCCGCTGACACGGCACTTCGACGAAACCGTGACGTGGACCAACACGCTCGGCTTGAACGAAGGCGTGCTGCGGATGCGCAACGCTGCGGACCAAGTGGCGTGGCCGCGGTACACGATGCCCGGCCCCGGCCGGTACTGGATCCAGGACCCGACCGATTCTGACGGGCTGCGGATCGTCCAGACCCCGATCTTGCTGGCCGGTGAAACGCTGCGCATAGACAGCCACCCGCGCCACCGCACCGCACGGGTCTACTCCGCGGCCCATCCCAGTGGCCGGAATGTGTGGGGCCAGTTGGCCGGACGCCGCTGGTTGGCAAGTCTGCCGCCGTGGTCGAGCACCGACATTGTTGTTCGCGTTTCCGATGGCGGGACCACCGAGTCCGCAGTAACGGGAACGGTGAGCCCGAGATCATCGAGGCCGTATTAAATTGTGGGATTACGCCACTGAAGTTCGCCGAATGGATGAACTTCAGCGAGAAGAAGACGCTGCCCGCGCCAACCCTCAAGTCCTTGTCCGCTATTGGGACAAATGGATGGAAGAGGTCGGCGAAGAGGGCCGATACCTGAGCCTGGAATTCAGCGACAAACTGAACGCCGCAGGCGGATTGAAGATGACCTGTCCACGCGACATGGTTCATTTCGACCACATATTCCGCAACCCGGACGGGGCGAATGCCACCATCCCGATCACGGTAAATGTGGGCGATGACTACCGTTGGGATGGCTATATCACTCGCGCGTCTATCGTGCGAGATGAGAACGGTGTCGAAACAGTCGACATCGAAGCCATCCACTGCTGGCATCACATTGCCACGCTGTGCTTGTGGGCTTCGCCGTTCGCTCCCATTCTGGCGCAATTCCCGCGCCATATGGTGTTGTTTGGTCCGACGCGTACGATCATTGCTATCTGGATCCTGGCGAACCTTATTCGTCGGCAGCTTTCGGGCTGGAGTGCGCCGGAGAACTTCTCGAACGCGCCAGATTGGTACCAAGTTGGAAACGCATTGTTCCCCATCGCCCTGGTGCCGGTCGACATCCTTCGGGACACCAGTAAGTGGGGCGCAGGGAGCGCACGTTTCGAGATGGGCGATCAACTGTTCGAGCCCCTTTTGAAAGACAACGGCGTCCAACTGTCCGCGCGTTTCTTCCTGCCCGGCGAGGACGATCAACCGGCGCCGGACTGGTACATCCTGGACCGGCCGACCGTGGTGTTCGAACTGGAGCAGAAAGACGGCGTGACCGGCCCAACCGGCACGCTGCTCGACGGCATCGTGTCGTGGTTCGAAGACTTCGCCGACGACGGCGTGACCCCGATCCGGCAACCGAACTTCAATTCGACCACCGAGTACGAAGCCGTTTACGGCACGCCAGGAAAGTTCGGGACATTCAAAAACCTTCCGTGGGTGTGGTACTTCGAAGGCGAGTATTCCGGTATCGGTCCGGGCGAGGTCGCGATACACAAACCGTTGGCGACTCACGTCATCGTCGGCGGCAAAAGTCCGGGGTGGGTCAATGCCGGAATCGAAATTGCCATCAAGAATCTGCTCTCGTGGCTTGGGCTATTGATCGGCGTGCCGGGCCTGGACAGTTTGTACCAAGGGCAACTCGATGATGTGTTCCTGGCGTGGATGATTTACGAGGACACCGAGCGCACCCGCCAGGCGGGACCATATGCATTCGGTGAGCACCGGGTAACCGGCTCCGACAAGGCATTCACTCTGGATGGCTTCATGGCGGGCCGTCAGGGTCTGCACGACACACGCGGCTATACCAGTAAGAAAGTCAGCGTCGATGCGTACGGCGCACCGTACTTGTTCGGTCGGGACTACGGACTCGGCGATCAGATCGGGTTCCGTCTCGATGAGCAAATCTTTACCGACTATGTCACCGAGGCCGTGTTCCACGATGATCGGCAGACCGCGGCCCGGCTGGAATTGACCATCGGTGACGGCGCGGATGAAGAAGATTCGCTGGTGAAAGCATGGGGGCGTATGGGTCAAATGGCTGGCGCCATTACCCAAATCTTCTCCGACGTCGGCGCCGACCTTGATCTGATCATCTTCTGAATTAGGGGACGGCTGATGTCTGAAACCATATTCCCCGCCCACTTCACCGTCGACGAATCCACGGATATCGACGGCTTGCCGATGCTGACGGCAGACGTGACGGTCCCTCCGGCTGTCGCGGATCTGCCATTGCCCCCCGGACCAGAGGGCGACCCCGGTCCGCAGGGGCGAGCGCGCACGACCTTCCTGAAGATGGGCGCCATCGCCAACGCAGGCGCACGACCCACCGGTCTCGGTCCTGATGACCGCGGCAAGTGGTGGCACCGGCTGGATACCAACGGCATGGACGTGTGGGACGGCACCGACTGGAAGCCGTCGCCCGGCGCGGTCGGCCCCCAGGGTCCGATCGCCGCGACGAACACGATCACCGTGGACCAGACCACCCACAACGAGAACATCACCGCCGCGGCGGTCCAATTCTCCGGCAGCGGCGCGGCCCAACACTTGAAGGTCACCGTTCCCGCTGGGCCGCCCGGCGCGACCGGACCAGCCGGGGCGTCCGGCGTCATCACGACCTCACCGGACTACGACGCGACATCAGGTGCCGCGAACCGGTCGCCGTTCGCGTGGAACTCCGGTGCCCGGAAGTTCCGTGCGGTCAACCCGCCCAACGGGTACGGGCCTTGGTCCTGGTACGAGACGGACTTCATCGCCAATACCGGTGAGATCAACACGAGCAGGATCATCGCCGGACAGTTCATCGTGCCGGCGTTGCCGTTCGAATGGCGCCCGATCTGCTACGGCAACATGAGCGCCTACATCGACAACGCCCCGCCCTCCTACTTCCGGGCGACGGTGCGGCTGTTCACGACAGAAGGCGTGGTCGTCGCCGGATACCGCAGCAAGATCGGGCCGGGCGCTTACCAGTACGTGAACATGACGCCGCTGTACGCGGACGACGAGAGCACCAAGACCGTCTCGCCTACCAGCCATTACGCCACCGTCCCCGCGGGGCAGCCCGCGAATCTCGTCGTCGCGGTCGAACGGCTGGGAACCAGCGTCAGTGCCTCGACCCGCATCGGCTTCAACCAAACCCGAGCCTCGCTCGTCGTGTACGCGCAGCCGGTCTAAGGAGGTGTGAATTGACAACCGTCGGAGAGTACTTCGCCTCCACACTGATCCGGGGCATCAACGAAGGCATCAACGTCCCCGGCGTCGTGCAGAGCATGCACGGCACCCCGGCTGACGGGTCACTGGAACTGCCCGTCGGTACCGATGGACCGACCGGCCCCGATGGGCCACCGGCCGCGGCGTTCCGCTGGGAAGGCGACATCGCCGACTCCGCAGCGCTCAACGCGCTTGCCACCACGCTCCGCCCGGTCCATGCCGGGAAGGCGTACCGGGTGCTGAGCACGAACACGCTCATGTACTGGAACGGAACCTCGTTCGACCCGTTCACCGAAGCGTTCGGCGGACAGGGACCGGACGGACAGGTCAACAACATCACCATCGGCACCGTCACCACGGGCGCTGTCGGCTCGGATCTCATCGTCACTGTGACAGGTACCCCGCCGAATCTTGTGCTGAACCTGACGGTTCCGCGCGGCATCAAGGGCCGCAAGGGTGACGCCGGTGGACCTGGTCCGATCCGCTCGGCCCCGGACTACCAGAACGGCACCCACACCCAAGACATGGTCCCGCTGTGGGACACCACTGCGAACAAGTGGGTGCCGCGCCCGGCGCCGTGGTGGCGTGGCCCGTGGTCGATCAACGAGGGCCTGAGCTGGAACAGCACGGGCGCGTTCGTCGGGTCGTTCACCAACAGCAACACCACCCCCAACACCGTCGCCCAGTTGACGGTGCCCGCACAGGATGTGGCCTGGCGCCCGTTCGTCACGGGCGGTGTCACGGTGTCCACGGTTTCCACCGGATCCGACACCCGGATCGACGCGGAAGTCCGGATCGGCTCCAACTCTGGGCAGATCGTTGCCATCGGCGCTGGCCTGCCCTACGGCGTCGAATGGCACAACCGCCTGATCCCGCACTTCGGTTCCTCGGCGATGACGCCCGGCGGGTCGGTGGGTGTGATCGCCGCTGGCACCGCGACCACCTTGCATGTCGTGCTGCGCCGCAATCTCGGCACCGGCAATTACAACTACGTCCAGAGCAAATCGAACATCACGTGCTGGGCGGTCCCGGTGAGCGCGCCATGACCGAGATATACGACGAAGACGTCCAGGTCACGATGCGTCCGGTCAGCGATACCGCAGGCCTGCCATACACGGTCAACCCGGTGCAACTGTCGCAGCGGCAAGCCCTGATCGAGATCCGCGAAGGCGCCAAAGGACCGTCCGGTGCAGAGGGCGCCCCGGCGTGGCCGTGGATCTGGCAAGGCGACATCGCCGATCCTGCCGCAATCGATGCGCTGGGGCTGACTACCGCTGATGCGCGTAAGGCGTGGCGGGTGGTGTCGGAGAACGCCATCTACATCTGGACCGGTATGGAACTGGTGCCCCTCAACGAAGCGTTCCTCGCTCCCGGCAAGCAAGGTGCGCCGAACGTGCTGACCGGCTCCGGTACAGCCGGGGCAACGGGCTCGTCGGCTACGGCTGCGATCACGGGAACCGCCCCGAACCAGCATCTCGCGATCACCTTCCCGCAAGGCGTGCAGGGCGATACCGGAGATCCGGGCGCGGCGGGCGCGATTCAAGACGCGAGTGACGTCGCTGTCGACGAGGACCACCCTCTGGCCCAGGACTACGTACTCGCGTGGGACACCACGCTCAACAAGTTCCGGCCGGTCCCCTCCGCTCGGAACAGTGGGCCGTGGTCGATCGCGGGAGGGCAGTTCACGGGCGGATCGAACATCAACGTCAGCCCAAAAGTCATTGCCACGATCACGATTCCCGCGCAGCCGATGCAGTGGCGCCCGATCGTCGAAGGCGGACTCGTCGTGTACTCGCACGTCAACGCCGTGGGGGATTCCCGCATGGACGTCGAAGTCCGCATCGGATCCACCGACGGGGACCTGGTCGGCTACGGCTGCGGCCTGGCAGCGGCCAACGACAACCGAGTCAGCATCGCGCCGCGGTTCGCGTTTCCCATGACACCGACCGCGACGTTCGGCGTAGTTCCCGCCAACACCACAACCACTTTGTACGTGCTGGTCAGGCGCGTCACCGGATCGTCGAACTACACGGTGACCACCGAGCATGCCCAGCTGATCGTCTATGCCCAGGCAGTGAGGTAACCGCATGTCCGACGACGGCCGCGAGGTCATCGAAACCCGCGAGTTCGTTCCGATCCCGGACGAAACCAAACCCGGATGGGTCAAGACGCAGGGCGGGCAGATGTCGCCCCAGTACATCGCCTACTTGCAGCAGATCATTGCCGGCAAGGTCGAAGAGTCCGGCCCAGTTCCCGAGATGGATCCCGAGATCGTCTCCATGGCCGAAGAACTCGCGGTCATCCACCTTCCCGAATGGCTGAACCCACTGGGACGCAAGCTCGCCGAACCGACCGTGACGTCCATGAAGCAGGCGATTCGCGTTGCCGAGTACCTGCACAAGCGCGGTTGGCGCGCCCATCCCGAACACGAACAGATCCGCTGGTTGCCGACACCCGGCGGCATGCCCGGCCCATATGACACCGGCCTGCACATCGAACGCAACGAAGACGGTAGCTGGCCCGAAGACCCAGATCCGGAACGGTTCTGGGACATCGAGGCGATCGAGGTCCGGCAGCTGCCGAACGGCAAGTGGGGCGCCGCCCATCCGCGCGGCATCGGGTTCGAAGCCACCACGAAATCAGAAGCGTACGCGGGCTTGGTGAACAAGATCCGCGAGAAGATCGAGGAGGCCACCAATGGATGACCCGACCACTCGCGTCCAGGTTTCTCCCAATAAGCACAGTGGCGGCAGGAACGTGACATGGGTCGCGATCCACACCCAAGAAGGCCGCGGCACCGCAGCGAGCCTGACGAACTACCTGTGCAACCCGAACTCTCAGGTCTCCTACAACGCGGTTGTAGACGACGCCGAAACGGTGCTCGTTGTGCCGTGGGAGTTGAACCCTTGGTCGGCGTCAAACGCGAATTCGCGCGCTGACCACGTCTGTCTCGCAGGAACGTTCGCGTCCTGGTCGCGCGGCAAGTGGCTGGAGACCAACGACAGCGACGGTGTCGACGAAGACCTCATGCTGACCCGCGCAGCTGAACTCGTCGCCTGGCGCTGCCTGGAGCGCGACATCCCCATCGAATACGTCGGCGACGGCAGCGTCCCGCCCGACCGTCCCGGCGTGTGTGGACACGCCGATTTCGGCCAGTGGGGCGGCGGACACACCGACCCTGGCCCCAACTTCCCATGGGACGAACTCATCCGCCGCGCGCAGAACTTCGCGGCGGGAATAGGAGATAGCGAAATGCCCGCTCTCGAAGAGACTTTCAAAAACTACAAGGGCGAGACTGTCACTCTCGGCACCGCCGTTTTCTTCCTCGACCAGTACGTCAACGAGATCCGTGAACAGCTCGGCGGCCCCACTCCGTTCAAGGGATGGAAGCAACTCGGCGACAAGACGGTAGTCGATTCTCTGGCGGACGCGCACCGCAAGATCGACGCCCTGACCGACCTGATCGGCAAGCTCGTCGCGGCGAAGGGGCAGTGATGAACGTGAGCCCTGAAGCGATCCAAGCAGTCTTCGCCGGTCTCGTCGCCCTGGTGGGTGCGGTGACGGCGTGGCAACAGAAGAAGGTCAACGAGCTGACCGCCCGCGTCGTCGAGCTGGAGACGCAGATGGAGGAGGAGCGCGGCAAGTTCAAGGCTGCCGTGCGTGTGATCCGTGGCCTTCAGCGGTACATCGACGACCTGTGCGCCGCGATGCGCCGCGCCGGTCAGGACCCGCCCGCCAACCCGGTCACCATCCCGCCTGAGTTGGAGGACGAAATCTGATATGGCCGATTTGCCTCCGCTCGCTTACGGCAGGGTCGTCGGCCGGTTCCTCGTCAACATCGCGGACGGCCCCGACCTTGGCGACCATCCCGAGTTCGCGCCGCTGAGCGGCAACGTCACGTTCACCGCTGAAGTGTCCAAGGTTCTGGTTGCCTCGGCGACCGGCGGACCGGCGACATACGTGCAATTGCCTGCGCATTACGTGTGCCAGCTCGACGAGTTCGGTTATCTGACCTGGCGTGGCGAGCGCGGTATCCGCCTGGTCGCGCCGAACGGCGACACCAACCCCAGCGAGTGGACCTGGCGTGTGTCGTTCGATCTGTCCTACGACGGTGACCGAGTCCCTTTCGAGGCGTACAGCTTCGAGGTACCGGAGTACACCGCCGGCCCTGACCCGGAAGACCCTGACACCGGATCCACTGGGCTGGTCGACCTGGCGCTGGTGTCGCCTGTTCCGTCGAGTACGGGCAACGCCGTGGTCCGCGGCCTGTCGGTGTCGTCAGTCGGTCTCTCCGGCAACGCGCTGGTGTTCGGCTTGGACAACGGTACGTTCCTGCCGCCGGTCGTGGTTCCTGCTATCGATGATGCCTTGGACGCGGCGGATGCGGCAGCGGCTAGCGCCTCTGCGGCAGCTGACTCGGCGAGTGATGCCCTGGACGCGGTCAACTCGTTCGATATCAACGTCGGCACGGTCACCACAGGTGCGCCTGGCTCCTCGGCTTCGGTGTCGATCAGTGGTGGACCGCCTGTGTGGACTGCTGATTTCACTATCCCTCGCGGTGACACCGGCCTCACGGGACCATCGGCGCCGGACGCGACCAGCTCCGACAAAGGCATCATCAGACTCCCCGGCAGTGCTCCCGGCGAACTCGGCGGCACGGCCAGTAATCCGACAGTGACCGGCTGGTCGGGCAAGTCCGACGTCGGGCATGCACACACCGCAACGGCCATCTCCGATTCCACTTCGATCGGCCGCGACGTGCTTACCGCAGCGAGCCAATCCGCAGCACGGAGCGCGATCGGCGCGGGCACGTCAAGCCTGGCGATTGGCACGACCGCGGGCACAGCGTGTGAGGGCAACGACTCTCGGCTGTCCAACACACGCACCCCGACTGCGGGGACGTCGCCGTACGACCTGAGCATCGTCGCGTTCGGGAAGGACACCACACGCAACACGTCGCCTGGCACTGGAGACTTCCCGTTCGGCATCAAACTTCAACGAGATGCAACGTTCTCCAGCGTCACCTACCGCGGTGTCACGGCCGACGCCTCCGGCAACCTCGTCGTCGAACTTCGAAAGAACGGCTCAGCCGTCTCCGGTAGCAGTGCAACGATCGCTGCCGCGAATCAGCTCACAGGCGGAACCGCGACAGGTACATACAGCTACTTGGCAGGTGACATCCTCACTGTGCAGATCACAGGTGTTGGCACCACGCCGGGCAAGGGGCTGATCGCCGATATCAAGGGCGTCGCCTGATGCCGTGCATTGTGGTTCAGCCCCCAGCTGTCTCGTCGTTCCTGCCGTCCGGTATGACGAAGAACGGCACCCAGATATGGCCGGACAACGGCACGTGGACACTGATCACTGTCTGGACCGCGGATACGACCACTTACCCAGGGTCGAGTGTGGTCAGCGACAAACTCGCGGTGCAGGGCACTAAGTCGAGCGCCACTCTCTCAGCGTCCATCCCGTTCTCAGGCGGCATCTTCAACAGCGCCCACCAACTTCGGTTGGTGGACCAGTCCAACAACGTCATCGCCACTGGTAGCGCGGTCTCCGCCAACTCTGGCACTTGCACGGTCACTGCGTCCGGTGTGGACCTGTCCGCGATCACCAGCGTCGGCGTTCAGATGTCCGCGCCCGGCACCAATAACGGCTCGGTCAGTACCGGCACGTCCACCTTCCTCACCATCACCTGA